CAACAACGTTGGTCTGGTTGGCTGTGGTTTCAGGTTCAATGAAACCAGTTCCACCAGCAGTGTCACCATTGAGAGTGTTCATTGCAGTAAGGACTGCGCTGTTACCCTGGAGAATCTGCTTGTTGAGCTCTCTGCGGAGCATACCCATAACAGACTTCATACGAGCCTCAACAATCTTGACGATTGCCTTGTCGCCTGAGTTCTCCATTTCCTCTTTCTTGGTCACAACAATTGGAGCAACGAAGTCACACCAGTCATAAATGGCTGGACGTAGAACGTCGTTAACTGCAAGGTTGACTGGCTCGTAGCCAGTTGCAAGCTGGGTGATTGAGCTGTGCTCAGCAAGGCTGAGTGGGCGCTGAATCTTGATACCACCATCTTCTGTCTCAACGCCGCCGTACTTACGAACGCCGTCAAGAAACGCTACCTTCTTGTAGAGCTCGTCCACTTCCCCGTCACGAATGCTGTAGAGGGTTGAGGAGAGCAAGTCATTTGAAATTGCCATGATTTTCTCCTGCGCATCTTTGCGCTCTAAAATAAAACTAATGAACCAGTTGATTGAGGGTATCCACACGATGTGGGTCCTATTTTGCTCTCCTCCCCAGTTTTGATGTGGTGCCAAGTTGGTCACATCAAAGGACGGGAAAGGTTGCTCCTTTAAAATAGTTATTCACATCGAAAAAATGTAACTACTTCGACATCAATTTATGATACTGAAAAGCTTCCCAAGCATCTTTAAACTTAGGAGTGCCTTGAGGAGTAACATTGCTGCCAGGAGCAGTTTTCTTCAATGTCTGTGCTCTTGAAGCTTTCTGGTTTGCCAGTTCCTGCTCACGAGCCTTTATCTTCATTGATTCAACCTTTGCCTTCACAATGAAAAAAGCATCTTCAAGTTTCAGTTCAGGACGGTCTTGTAACATTTTAGCGACTGGAAGACGATATTCGTCAGATGTAAGTTCAGGATTTTCCTGCTTGAATTTCTCAAGTTGGTTGCGTCTCTGCTGTGCATGGACTTCTTCCTGAGCTGGCTTCAACATCTCTTGAAGCATCAGTGTTGCCTGACGTTTAATTTCAGCTTTCATACCTTCAGGGTCGAACATGTCATACTCGGTTGAAGTATCGACATCCTTTACCATCTTAGCAAGTGGTCCATTGATGACACCATCACGTGTTGCATATAGTTCACCACGAAGTTTTTCAACTTCCTGCTTTTCAGCAGCAAGAGCTTGTGTCTTACGACTGTAGTCAGCTCTGAGGTTTGCAATATGCTTTCTCACATCTTCTGGCACATTCTTCAACCAGTGATGGAGGGGCTTCATTCCCTTGTGGTTTGCGTCGTCTTTGAACTCTGAGAAATCTTGCTCATTGAGCTTTAGAATTTCATCAATGGTCATATCGAGGTCTGCTGCGATTCCAGCAGGTGTCTCTGTCGATGTTGTATTTTCATCAACAGAGGTAGCGTCTGTGACGGTCTCTGTGTTTTCTGACATATTTTCCTCTTGGTTATTACATTCTGTTCATGAACATATTATCAATGGCCTCATTGCCACCCTGAGGCATGTTCTCTTCCTCAGGCATACCTGCCTCTTCTCCAGACTCTGAGGCCTTAGTCTCATTTGATGGAGGAGATGCAAGCCATTTCTTAAAAGCCTTATCAAGTGCAAGCTTCGAAAGCTTACCAGCAAGAAGCTGAAGAGCATTGTCATCTGTCAAGCCTTCAAACTCAAATGCCATTTCAGCGGCGAGCTCGTCTTCAGAAATTGCATCATCAATGGCGCTCTTGAACATGCTAAGAACACGAACAAAGTCGGTTGGAAGCTGCTTTAAGGGCCCATTAAACATTGGATAGTTTGGATTCTGACCAAACAGGGGAAGTAGAGAATTGCTTGCTTTCACAAGGGCATTTAGTCCTTTTGGACTGTAATTGCCTGTTGGAGCAGCAGTCTGCATCACACTCTCATCAGCCTCAGCTGCAGGTGCGGCCATACCTTTCACAGGGCTGCCCTCAGGAGCTCCGGCTGGTTCAACTGTGATAGAAATTTTCTTCATGTGTTATCCTCACTTTAAGTAATTATCTCAAACATTAAACGGTGACAATGTCGTCTTGTTTATAAATTCTTTCCAATTCTCCACTGAGGCATTTTTCGGCAGTGAATGTTTTTGTGACTGCATCTTCAGGTGTCATTGTTTTCATGTTATCAATGAACTGCTTGTTAAGAACGTCCTGAGCATTCCAATGAGCAGAAATCTTTTCCTGAGTATCAGCAACAAAGTTCTTGCCAAGGTCAGTCTCATTCACGAAACCACGCTTGTTCATCTCTTTTGCCTCTTCATAAACATTGGCAACCTGACGACCAAGAGCCTTTGAATACATTGTGTGTGACATTCCGGCTGACCAATTTCCATGCCAACCACCAGGAGTCTTAGCAATAACTGAAATGATAGGAAGCGCATAACGACCATCATCAGCAACAAGTCTTGCCGGTTTCTCATTCATCTTACAAAGATGTTCAATAATTGTGTTTGTTGGTGTGCCATCTGAATTATGGACACGGTATTCATATAGTGGAATTTGACACCTCTCTCATTCTTTGATGTTGTTTTCTTGCAGCATTTGCAAGTTTTTGTTTTGTTTCTTCAGAAACAATTCTACCTTTAGAAACTTTAGAAAGTTTTTGTTTTGTATCATCAGACATAGGTGGTCTATTTTTTGCAGCGTTTGATTGATTTTTTCTTCTTTCGTCAGTATGTTTTTGACCTTTCAGTGTATTAGAAATCTTTTTTCTTGATTCATCTGACATTGTTTTATTTCCATTCCAAGCGCCATTTCCACCTTTAGTAAGATTATATCCTCCTTTAGAAACATGTGCGTCATAGTCTTCAATGCATCTACGTTCCCAAAAGTCTAAGCTTTCAGATTCATTGAAACATTGAACGATTATTTCATAATCAAAAAGTTCAGATGGAAAACGTTTCTTTTGATGTGTCTTCCAACGACTTTTGATATGTTTGCTTTGTCCAATGTAGCAACGTCCAGTTTCTTTGCAGGTAATTTTATATATGCCAGTAATCATTAGTTATTCTACTTTATCTCCTAAAGTTTCTCCGCGATTTGCTCTGCTGCCGTTTTCTGTTCAGTAGGACCGCCTTCAAGCTGATTAGCAGCCGCAGTTGTAGGAGCCTTGATAGGACCTTGCGGAGCAACAGCAGCCAACTGAGCTTGAGCAGCCTCGAGGAAGTTCTTTGGAAGTTCGTAAGAGCGAACAATTTCTTCAAGTAGCACATTTCCAGGAACACCTAATGATTGAAGTGTTGGAAGGAGGGCAACAAGGTTTTGTTTCTTGATGGCATCGGCAAGAGGCTGGCTTCCCTGGTCGAGAGCCACAATCTTGAACTTAGCATTGAGACTTGAAGAGTCAACTACCATGCCCTTAGCACCAACTTCAACAATTGCCTTTTCGCCTTCATCAGCAAGGAGGCTGAGTGTTCTGAGATAGACATTAACAACACCTTCAATAAGTGAATCACGCTCACGAGCCATTTTGCCCATTTCAGAAGCAGCATAACTTGCAATGGCTGTAATCTCAGTAGCAGTTGCTTTTGTAGGTTCGCCTTGGAAGTTGCTGAGGACTGCTCCCTTATTAAGGTCAGCTTCAATGGTTGCTGCATAACGGTCAAAGTTGCTGGAAATAGGTGTGATAGGAACTTCACGAATGATGCCGTCAAGGCTTTCATTGTCAACAGCAATCATTGCACCATCAACACCAGCAGTTACTTTAGCAAGTGCCTCTTCATCAAGAGCACCTTCACGATAGAGATACTGGCGACTATCACGACGAACAGAGTTTGCCCAATAAGTTCTGAGGATGTTCTTCTCATAGAGCATGTCATAAACACGTGACATTGCTGAGATGCCTTCCATTGGACAATCTGGAATGCGGCTGTAATAGAGTGTGCGAATTGGACTGATTGGCTTGTCATCATAGGTGCGCAGAGGAATCTGAGCCTGCTCTAGGAGTTCATCACCCAGCTTCCAGTTTGGAGACCAGAAATAGACTGCATCATTGACGAAGTCATATAGTTCAACAACTTTGATAAAGAGGTAAGTATCTGGAAGGTCATCAATGCTCTTACGAGCCTGTCCACGATAGTCAGGTGCTCCACCACCGTTTGTATCAAAATAGTCTTGCTTTGGTTCAGCAACAAACTTCTTGGAACCCCAGCGCTTCTTGGCTTCCTGTAGGTTCATCCAGTAAGTATGTCCAATATATCTTGCTGACTGTGGGTTGCTTGCTTCACGGTCGACAATTACTTCCCAAGGTGGGATAGCAATAATATCAGCACGTTCAAGAACGTCATCTGACTCCTGAGGAACGACCTTTAGAGCTGAATAATCATAGATGAGGGCAAGACGACTTGCATTCTCAATGCTTTCACGCTTTTCAAAAAGCCAGCGGTTGGCAACAGCCTGTGCAGCTTCTGGGTCACCAGTATTTGCAGCAACATCACGACCAACAACGACTGCTGGTGCTCTGCTGAAGAGGCTGGCGATATATGACTCAATATAAACGTGACCATCAGGTGTTTCAACACGAATCATCTGTGGGTCATAACTTGTTGCCCTCCAGAAGCGTGTCTGATAGGCCTCACGATACTTTCGCATCTCAGCAGACTTTCCCTGCCAATAGTTTTTGTGTTCACTATTGAGAATACGAATTGTCTTGACAATTTCAGTAGAATTCATTTAATGACTCCTCTCTTATTTATGTGTATCTGCGAGCTTCGGCAATTCTCGCACCATAACGGTCGACAATGCGTTGAACTCGATTCTTTCTAATCCAATCTGGGAGATGATGACGCTGACTGAGGCGAACACCATCGAGACAAACATTGGCAAGTGCAAGTGCAACAGCAGAGTCGCAGTGACCATCGGCTTCACGACCAAGTTCAATGTTTCCACGTTCGCTAACTGCAATTGTACGAAGCTCATCATAGGTGAGCTTGTCAAGATGACGAACCCTTCCAGCTTGGATGTCTGCTTTCAATTTTTCAAACATCATTGTTTTTGACTTGAGGGTTGTTTGCCAGTCACGACCTTCAGGACTTTTCCAAATATTATCCCAACCAAGATGTCTCATTTGGTTTAGAACAACACCTCCATAGTTGTTGCCTTCAACAAGGACGCGTGCGCGTCCCCATTCAGTTGCAATGTCAATTATATGGTCAGCCAATTTGACTGGTTCAACAGTGTTTGAACGCCAGACAGCAACTGGGCTGCCTGTTAATTTACTGAGGACATAGATGACGCTCCAGTCTTTTCCAACACCAGCTGCAACGTCAACACCAATGGCATAGGCATCAGCTTCATCACGTTCGTCATAAACAGTCCAGTGTGCATCATCAACATTGAGGATTTCAACTTCAGCAAAGTCTTCTTCCCTGAAATACATTGTGCCTGCAGCAGAATAGGCTTCTTCAGTGCTGGCTGGATATTCACGGCGGAATTTTTGTGGTCCCAACTTCCCAATTGTTTGACGGCGCCAATTCAACTGTTCATCTGTAAGGTCCCAGCGCTCTTGTTGAAGCAATTCATCTGCACGCCAAGCTGGCCGTGTTTCATCTGGGAATGGGATTGCATAAGCAGCATGTTTCCACCATGGGAAGAACAAGCGCTCCCAGTCTGATTCGCCACGTTCACAACGACTCCACTCCTTATGAAGACCATCTCCCCAACGATTGGCTGTTGTTTCAATGACCATCTTTCCACCGTTGAGGGCTGCAATTGCTGTTGCCTTCAACTCGTCAGGGTTGTCTGCAAATGCAAACTCGCTGATGTGACAAAAGTTGCAACTGAATGAGCGAAGTCCACCTTTTCCTTCAGTGGAGACAGCAATGAAACCTGCACCTGTATCAGCAAAGCGAAGCTCTCCGCCGTTGTCAACTGACCATTCACGACGCATTGAAATGGGGAGTGCATCATGAAAACGTTTGATAATACTGAGGAGATGTCGGGCAGATGATGCCTTGTGGCTCATTGTCGCAAGGGTGACAGGCTCACGTGATGTATATGCCTTCCAAAACATATAGGAACAGCAAATTGTGGTTGAACCAATTTGACGACCTTTGAAAATGAGGACATCCCGACTTCCGCCCAGGGCCTCAATTATCTTCAGCTGCTCGCCATTTGGACGAAGCTCAACCCTCTTGCCAGCCTTGTCAATTATTTGCAACCTACTGATGAATTCGACCGGGTCTTCGATAACCTTTCTGAGTGAAGGTTTTTTCAGCAGTGCTTCGAGTGTTGTCACTCTTCACCCTCTCCCCGGTCGGCGAGCACTTCCTCTGCTTCCTCAACAGTCAGTTCTCTGGGTGATGCAAATGCTTCAAGTTCAGCATCAAGCTCTTCAGCAGGGTCGGACCTGCCACCATCACCAATGCGCTTTACTGCAATTAAGCTTTGGACGAAACCGTTGATGTCACGTCCACTGAATGTGCGACTTCTGGGAGCGATACCTTTCTTTATCTCTTCCTCAGTCAGTTTAAGAAAACTCCAAAGGAGTGTCTCAACATCGCGATTGCGATATGCTCGCCTCATGACGAGGTCAACTGATTCTTTTCTGGGCACATTGTCTCCTGTTCTTATTCTACTTATTTTGTTCCCTATGTTTCCTCATTTGTCAAAATTCTTGCCAGAAATTTTTGGGCTGGGTATTTTCTCGGCCGTCTGGGGGCCCAGTCTGAGGGATAGTGCTGGCGTTGGCGGGACGCAAAAGGGGGTATTATCTCATAGTCTCGGTTGGGAGTTTGGCCCCCCATCCACATCTGGAACGCATGCAAACATGGCAAACCATGTTGTATAATGAAAATGTGGTGCCAGACAACAAAGGAGCATCAATGACTGAGTGTGTACCCGCGCGTCTGAAGAATGGTGAGATTGCGAGAAATGATTATGCTATGCGTATTGCGAGGCAGGCGTTAACTGAGAGGGAAGGACCACCGCCAACTACAGGTCGTTATGTGTGTCGACATCTCTGTCAAAATGATTCAATGATGAGAAACGGATTTCTCTGCGTCATTCATACTACTTGGGGCTCATATTATGAGAATTACATGGACATACCTGTTGAGAAACGTGGCACAGGTAGGAAGATTGTTGGAAATCGTGAACACACTTGCCCTCATTGTAAAAAAGAAGGTGTTGGACCAGTAATGTTCAAGCATCACTTCAACAGGTGCAAACTGCGCCCTCAGTAACACGCCGCGGAATGCAATAACGGTTGCCATTGTGTAACTTGCACCAGCAATAAAAACAAATGGACCGGGCTTGCAATAAACGGTTGTGCAGTCTATACAAGGTGAAACAGATAACCGCGTGATTGTGTATACCTATATTGCTCACTCCGAATGCAGTTGTGAGGGGCCCCCCTACTCCGCGTATGCCCCAGTGAAAAATAATATGGTGTGAGACCCCGTGTGTATGCGATGACACCTTTCATATGCGAACACAGCAATGAGGAGTATCTCATTTGCTGGAGGACTGCAGCCGTCATGCGGTGAATGCGTGTCTCGGCGTCGGATGCTGTGATGGCGGAGACTGCAACTAATGTGTTTCTCAGTTTCTCTGTGTCTCACGTACGCGGTAGGAGTGAGCTGAGCATAGCTGAGCAGAATTACGCATAGCTGAGCAGAGTTGAGCAGAATTACGCATAGCTGTGCAGAGCTGAGCAGAGTTACATAGAGTTGTGCAGTATGATGCATGCTGATAAATGTGCAGTGAAGGTGGTTGCGGGCAGGAGCCCGCTCGTGTTGTTTGTTGCCCTCAGTGTGCGCCAGAATGGATATTGTGCGCTAATGTATAAGTATAGTATATCTGAGCGTTGTTTTCCTGAGGGTGAGTTTGGAACACTGGGAGTAGGAACAAAGAGCGTCATCCTTCTATATCAATACAATAGACGCTTTCGTATTCATCATGTGTCCAACCATCGTCATCGTCAGTTATGTGCTCTCTGCATGCGTCTTTATCGGCAGCTTTCTTCTTGTCTTCCTCAGCGTATGCTCTCCCTCGCCAGTCTGCTAGTGTTCCGCCATTATTGAAATGCTCTTCTCTCTGTAGCGCTCTCTGTCTCTTGTTAGCTTTCACTTTGTGGTCTTTCATAGTTGTTCTCCTCTGCGTTTTTTAGTTGTTCCCGTCCGCGGGACAGTGTTAGTTCTCTTCTTCGACCAGCGAGCTTAGTAACATCTTCATTTGGATAAGTTGCTGACAGCGGGCAATCAGGTCTTCCAATTGGGCGACCGTCATGCCATTTAACTGTTCTATGATAGACTTCTTCATTTCTTTCTCCAGTCTGTCCAAATTGTCCGGCCTGCTTCTTTCGACCACCAGGCGGCTGCAACTTGGAAACCGCTTTGTGGCCAAGGGGGAGGCGGTGTGTCAATAATTACAAGTTCTCTTAAATAGTGTGCCTTGTCACCGTCACGCAGTCGTCTATTAGTTAGGAGACCTGGGAGATGATAAAGCCAAACTACATTATCGCTCACTGCTAATGCGTGACGGTTGAACAGGTTAAAGTCCGACCACGGAGGATTGCCTATTATCCAGTCCCACTTCTCGTTGCATTGGAGAAAGTCGCGACCTTCAGTTATCTCACACCAGTCTGTAATGCGCTCGTGGTCGAAAGCTCCTCCTCCGCGACAAGGGTCAAGCACCTTCCCAGTAGGTGCAAAGTGTTCGACAAGTCTCCTTGCCAAGTCATTTGGTGTATAAACGACATCGCACTTTTGGCTGCCTGCTTTCATAAACTTCATCAGTCTCTCACCAACTTTAAGTCTCCGCAATTGAGCATGCTCTGAACATTGTTCCAGTCGAGACGCATGTGGAGCCCGTCATTGACACGCTTAACAATAAGACCGCCTCCAGGTGTCCCTCCTCTGACAAGCATGACAACATTTCTCCCGACCAAGCGGTCTCCTCTCCCGAGTTGGTGTTCAAATGGCGAGTGGCCTGTCGTGAAGTTTTTTTCTGTGCCGTCGGCATGGACTGTTTCTCCTCGGCTTCCAGCAACAAATTGTTGGGAGTCTGAGCTTGTAATAGGACGGATATTATCGAATGAGTTGTTCATCTGTTCTCCAATGCATTTTTAATAGCGTGTGTGAAATGGTCTGCCTTTGCGAGTTCATATGCTGTTGTAGGTAACTTGAGGTCGTCAATAACAGTCTGAGCAATTGTTTCAAGAGCACCACGTTCAAGTTGCCATACTCTTTGTCTTGTTAGACCCATTATTTGTGCGACTTCTTCCAATGTCTTATCATAGCAATCATGTGAGTTGGGTGGGTTTACTCTATTTCTTTTTTTCATTGTCCGCTCCTCCTATTAAGTATCAATGTCTTCAGCAAAACACTGGCCTTTTTTCAACTGAGTCATAAATTTTTTCGTGTCACGAATGCAGATGCTGAGGCGTCTTAATTCTTTTCCTTCACCGCCCTTCTTTCTTAGAGCTTCACGTAATGCTTCGTAACTGAGGAGTTCAGCATCTAATGCTTCCAATTCTCTCTCCTCTTTCCAGCAAGGCATGCAACATCTGTTTAGCCATCCATCGTGTGGGCCCTTACCAATGTGTACACCAAACTTAAAGATGCTCTTTGTCTCGCCACAATGATAGCAGGTTCTGATTGTAGTGTTCATGGTGCTTCCCCTACCATCCACTTGTTCATGTTCAGACATTTGCTCTCCTTGCATGTTGGATTCCACAGTTCGATGTTCATCTTATGCTTTGCAATCAAGGCGGCATTATCCCCGTAATTGCCACATTTAATCATACACTGCCATTCACCTGTTTTCAAGCGTGTACTGGTCTTTATCATATGTCCCATTTCAGCCTCACTTTCTAAAACTTTTGCGTTTAAAATGTATGCCCAACCAGCCTGAAGAATAACAATAACTGAATGCTTCTTGTCAAGACAACTGAATACAGTTGAGTGCTTCTTCATTGGTGTAGCTGAGGTTGTTGGCATATCCCAGCCCCATGAACCACGTTCAATATAGTCTACATAGAAAGAATTAATTCTACCCATTGGAGTTGGATGCCACTTCACATCTAGAACCAAGTCTTTTTGGTCGTTATAGAAGTCGTAAGCACATTTGCCTGAGGTAGGTTGGAGATATTCTGCCCAACGGATTCCAGCCTCAGTTGCAGATGCTTTCCACCATGCTTCAGTGTCTTTAGCTATATTGAATGATGAGTAGTCCATTTGAGCTCCTATGTTTCTAAATAGGCAGCCCAAATTGAAATAATGAGAAAAGTGCAAACTTTTTTCTAAAAAAGTTGAGGTTTTAGTTATGAAATATCATAAAAGAGTGCTAAAGAAAAAAGCTATAATAAAAACTTAAGAACATAATATATTTATTAGAACTTCCGATGATGCGGAATTAAGTTCGAAACTAGAAGGCAGCTAATGCTGAGATGTTATAGCACCTCAGTTATTTACTGCCTCGTTTTTTTTGTAGTGTTGCTCACTTTTTTCTTCAAAATAGAAGTTGGCTACATATATTATAATATTAGCGACGAGCTAATAAGACATAGCCCTTGATGTGGCAATTGATATAAGACCTAAGAGCCTGCTCTTACAACATGATAACCTGAAAGATGATGTTTCCCCGGCGAGACTATCAACATCTTCAGCAACGACTGTAAGAGACCGACCTATCGAATAAGTGCTTCTCCTTGGAAAGAGAGGCGGCAAGTTGAAGAAAAATCTTCTACTTGGTCAAAGGACGATAAAGCATCGGATAAGCTTGAGGTTGAACCTGGAATAGAGCAGTTCTCCAAAGGATAGATAGGAAACTGAGGAATACAGGGAAAGGCAGGTATAACGAAATGAAGCTGCCTAAATAAGAAAAAACCCTAACTTTATCCTCTATTGTAATTAAAAATTGAGCCTGAACTGTGGTTAAAAATCATACTTGAAAATGATTGTTATGAACCATAAAATAAAATATTAGGACTTCCCCTCCTGATAAACTTAGCACCATATAGAGCATCATCTATCACCTCAGAAACCATTGGCAATAGTTGCTTATGGCTGAATATTACGAGGTGATTAAACACATTCTAGAGGACAATATGACTTGTGGCATCTATAAGATAACTGAACATTCAACTGGCAAGTGCTATATTGGTCAGTCAAAGAACATCCAAAATAGATGGAAAGGTCATCATAAACGTTTCTCACCCCAGTTCTTCAATTATGAAATTCTTATCTCATGTAATAAAATTGAACTTGACACTTTTGAGAAAGAATTTATTGCTCATTTTGATAGTCATCATAATGGTTTCAATAAAACTATTGGTGGAAGTGGTATCAAAGTAACAGACCCACATCCAGAAACAATTCAGAAAGTTTCAGAAAGTATGAAAGCTTGGCATTCTGAAAGAAGGTCACTAAGAATTCCTGATGCATTAACAAAAATGCGCAATGACTATGAAGAAGAAAGACAGCAAGAACTTATTGATTTTCTTGAAGATGAAATTAAAGAATTTCGTAAAAGTGTTCAAGGAGATGATGATGTCGATTATTGGGATGATGAAACAATCATGGCAATGATTGGGTATGATGATGATTGACATTCTAAACCACTTATATCACCTCAGAAAGCTCTAGCTATAAGGACATATGGTTGACTACTATAGTGTGACCTGAAGGGACCAGAGTGATTCTTTCATATGTTCAAAAAATGCTTATAAGGTTGTAAACTTAAGACGTATGAGCATACAATAACCATAACGTCTTTGCCATTGCATCCTTTGAATTGAATGTTAGTTAGCTGAACTCCTACGATAACCCAAGTCTGGCCCTCAAGTCTTTTTTAGACGTTACTTGAGGGCCAGATTTTTTTATGCCGGCTCTAATTTCTCTGGCACACCAAGCTCTTTGTAGATTTTGCAGTTATCACCGTGCCATCTGTTATGATTAAGACGGTCATTTTCTTTACCACAATGTTCACAAACAAATTTTGGTTCGTTTTTCTTTGTAGCAGATAATCTTGCTGACATCAACTGACGCTCTTCTTCAGTTCGTGTTTGTTCATAAGCTAAGCGTGATTCTGACATCTTCTTTTTTGTCTTATCAGTGTTTTTTCGACCAATATTCTTTTTAGAATTTTCACCTATTTTTTTTCGATGTTCTTCAGAAAATGTTCTGCCTCTTAATGAAGCTTTTCTCTTTTCCTCTGCCTCAGATGATAGTCTTCCAAAACCACCACCTTCAGTCATGTTGTATCCAAGTGGGTATTGTGTGTTGAAATGTGAAATCCAAAATATTTCACGCTCATTTAACATATCTTCAGGGCATTCTTCTAATATCTCAAAAGTAAAGTTATCTATACCGTGAGTATACAGAGCACGCTTGATAACTTGCCATCGTGACTTTGCCTGAGCGAAATTAGAGTGTGATTGCCATCTTGACATTATATCAGTTGATAGTCCTACATACGCCTTACCATTTTCTTTGCAGGTAATTTTGTAGATACCACAAATTGGTTTTATGTAATGTTTACGCACCATTACTTACTCCTCTGGAGTCCGTTCAATTGTAATTGACCAGCCGCCATCAATAATATTTGTGCTGCCATCTTTCAGCAAACTGCCGCTGAACATATCCCAGAGAAAAACTGCTGGTGGTCCAAATACAATTTCGAACTGAGGCTCCGATGTTGGTGTATACCTCAGTTCCCAATGCATAGTCCCTGTCATGTCATAAATTTTAAATGTGCACATTTTCAGTTTCCTTTATGTGTTCATGAAAGCAAGTGCAGTAAGTGTGGTTCCAAACTGTGCATCATCAGGGAGCCACACATAACCAACAGTTGCAGCATTATCTTGTATTGTTGTTCGTGTTTTATAATTGTTTGTGTTATAAATACCACGAAGTACATAACCAATTTGTGGAAGTATTGGAACGAAGATACCACCATAACCTGTTGTTCCTGGTGTTGAAAGTGTTGTCAATGCAGCACTGTTAACGATGTAACCTGGTGACCAAAGACCACGATAAGTGTTTACTGCAAACATGTTAGAAGGAGCAAATGCGGTGTTAGTAATACCTGAGCGAAAATATGACATTGGTTGCATCCAGGCGGAGCCACTTGGGTTTGTATAAGCATTTGTCTGAGCCATCAATGCTCCAACACCAACCAATGTATGTGATGTTGCTGCTGAACGGTTAATCAACCAAAATGCACCTTCACATAGGTAAGTCCAGACCGCTGTTGCTGGCAAAGTGATTGAGCCCCAAACGTCATTATAAATACCACCGCCAGCATTATATTTGTAAGATGTTGAAGAACCAACATAGATGTAACTGTTGTTTGCTCCTTCACAATTTGCTGGTGTAAAAGTGCCTGAACCACCATCAGGACAGAAATGATAATAAATTGCTGATGTGCTGTTCCAAGTAATTGTTCCTGACATTGAAGCAGCTGCGCTCTTGTTAGTTGCTGAAACAACTTTTTCAAAGAACACAAGTCTATAACCTGCATAAACTGAAGAGTTGTTAGATGGTTTCAGTTCGATATATTTTGCACCAGTTGCAGCGACTGTGCCAGAACTATTGACAGTCCAAGAGCTTGAAGCAGCAACAGCACTTTGTATTGCGTTAATTGTGCTCAGTGCACTAGTTGTTGGCGTAATAATTTGAGCAGCACTCTGTTGCCAAACACATGGTGTCATCAGCATTTGAGACATTAAATTTTCTCCTC